ATGCACCTTGAAAAGAAAAGATTTTTTATTAAAATTTATTAGAATAAAAATATGCACCTTGAAAAGAAAAGATTTTTTATTAAAATTTATTAGAATAAAAATATGCACCTTGAAGAAAAGCATCTGCTAAATCATCTTTCTTTTTATGGGAATTAAAATGTTTTTGCCAATTTTCTAAATGGTTTGTCAAAATTAAACAATATTTAATACCTAAACTTTTAGTCAATTTATAAGATTTAGTTTCATCTGTTAATTTAGCTTTAATTAGTTGTTTGGTATCTCCATCATCGGCTAATTTTAATTTATTAGATGGTGACATAAATTTAACTTGTGTAATATTTGAATTTGTACGAGTTTTATCAATAATACCTCTAATTAAATAATAATCATATAAGGTTGATGCTATTGACTTCATTCGTGGATTTTTCAAAGATGGTTGATTTTCAATTACCACATAATCGGCTATTAATAAATTATTTCTTTTTTCCAATTCCATAATTAAACTATACTTAACATCATCAAAATTTAATGTATTTGAATTTTTTAGTTTAAATGGTTTTAGTTGCGATGATTTTATATCTGACTTATATTTTTGTTTTGCATGAGTTGTACATATATTATCAATTACATCATTGTTAGTTTGATAATATTTAGCAGATTTACCACAAACTTTTATATTTGTACCTGATCCTATTTGATATTTACAATTACTTTCTTTTTTATTATCACATTCTTTAAAACATTGATCAAATTCTTTTACCACAATCTCAACTTTTTTACCATGAGTTTTACAATAATAATTTGTTTCATTTTTAATACTATTAAATAATTTAGCATTGGCTCCGCACTGACATTTTTGTTCATTTCTATTTGTTAAATCAATATTATTCCAATCTAATATATCCCAATCAACTTTAATAGTTCCATCAACATTGATAAATTCTTTTTGGGTTAATAAACAATATGCTAAATGAATAACACCAACATCAAATGATAATATAATAGGAAACTTTTTATTAGACATTAATAATATATAAAATTTATATAGTTAAATCAATTTAATTAAAAATTGATTAAAATTTAATTTAAAAATATAAAATATTAAATAATCAAAATGAGTGGAAAATTAGAACTAATTATTGGGCCAATGTTTTCTGGAAAATCAACAGAATTAATTAGAAAAATTAGACAATTACAAATAATTGATAAAAAAGTTTTAGTAATAAAACCAAAAATTGATATAAGATATAATATTAATAAAATCACATCTCATAATTATGATTCTGTTGAATGTATTGACTTGAATAGATTAGATGATATTACATATATAAAAGACTATGATACTATAGTTATAGATGAAGGACAATTTTTCCCAGACTTATTAGATACAGTTGTTAAATGGATTGAGAATTATTTAGTTGATATAATAATCGGTGGGTTAGACGGAGATTTTCAAAGACAACCAATAGGATCAATATTGAATTTAATACCATATGCAGATAGTTGTATTAAATTAAGTTCACTTTGTAATATCTGTAAAAATGGTACACCTGCACCATTTACATTTAGATTAATTGAATCATCTGCTAAAATATTAGTAGGTGGTGCAGAATCATATAGTCCAGTATGTAGAAAACATTTTATTCAATTAAATTCAGAAAAATGAACAAAACTATTAAATTTAAACATTGCTATATTTTTAATAAAATTATGATCAATTGCTTGAAAATTAAGAGCTACTAATTGATACTTATTTTTCCAGAATTTAGTTGGATCATAATTTAATGATAAATGACCTGATAAATTAGATGTTGGATAAATTCTTTGAATAACTCCTAATTTATTAGGTTCATTTAAATTATTGTCAGTATTATTAGTATTATTAAAATATTGGGATTCATTAAAAGTTCCATCAATAATATCGGTTAATTCATCTGTATAACCTTCACCAGAAAGAAATATTACTTTATTTAATAAATTTTTAATTGGTTCGTATGTAAATATTTTTCTATTAGGTCCTTGAGAAATTTTAAATGATTGATTTAATAATTTATCTCCTAGTTTTTGTATAATAATTTCTCGCATTTTTTTTTGTACAAGATTTAATTTATTTGTATTTAATTCTAAACATATAATTAATGGATCTGATGTTAAAAAACCAAATTGTAATATAACATTAATACATTCTTCAAAATTAATATAAGATGTTGTAAAATAATCTCCTGATTTTCTTTCTAATCCATGTGCTACAATTGGAGTCATATCATCTAAAGTAGTTCCTTTATTATTTTTGGCAAAACAATCTAATTCTATTACACGTGCACCCATTGCTAATGCATATTTAATTGCTTCACATGATACAATATCAATGTTTTGGGTACATGGAATATATGTATTATGTGAAGTATTTATGATAAATTCATAAAATGGATTTAATAATAATTCTGTTTTTAATTCAATTGGTTTTATTGTTCTATTAACAATAACTTTATTAGATAATATAAGACACTCGTTTGTTCTTAATATATTCCCAATTTTTGAATATTTTCTATAAAATACTTTTACTAAATAATATATTATAATTAATATCAGTATTATTAAAAATATTTTATGATTTAAATATTTATTTTGTCCATTATATTTAAAAATACGAGGTTGTATTAATAAATAAAATAAAATTATCAAAATAAAATAATCAAATAATAAATTTTTAATATAATTATAATAATATTCTATCTTATTTGTATTTAATAACTCGTTCACTTTTAGTTCATTTAATTCTATTATTTTATCTAAATATGTTTTTGATTCATCCATAAAATATTATTATAGTTAAGATTTTATTTTTTTTACTCTTAATAATTTATTATTTTGGCTAGTTTCTTGTTTTATAAATCTGGTTCCTAATATTCTTATAATTTTAGTATTCTTTATTGAATCATTTATTCTTTGATTATTATTAATTATTTTTTTTGGTGAAAAAGGAAAACTATAAATTTCATTATTTCTCATTTTATTATACTATATTGGAATATTTTATTATTAAAATTTTTAATAATAAAATTACTTGTCAAAAAAAATGAAAAAATATATTTAAAGATTATGATCTTTAAATATCTAAGAAATGACCAACAAATCAAAATGGGATACTTTTGAATTCATAGATTATTTAAATGTTGAATCTAATGAAATTAAAGATTTACCAAGCGGAATTAGTATATCAACAATGTGTTCATCATGTAAATTAAATACAAGATTAATAATTCCTAATATTGAAAAGTATTTACAATTGAATCCAGATGATATTCTTACAGTTGAACCTAATAAAGAAAAATCACGTAGTTTAATAAATGCAAAAAAGAAACCAAAACGTATGAAAAAAGGTGAGTTAAAGCAAAAAGATGCATCTAAAAAACATTTTTATAATCAAATTACTGTAGTTGTTAGAGTTAATGATGGGGTTGTTAAAGATTTAAATACAGTTCCTAAAATTAATATGAAATTATTTAAAAATGGATCAGTTCAAATGTCTGGGTGTAAATCAATCAAAAATATTAATATTGCATTAAATAAATTAATATATAAATTAAAAGAAATAAAAGCAAAAATAGAACAGAATCAAATTGTTGAAAAAATATTTATTGAGGATCATGATAGTATAACTGTTAAAGATTTTAAAATTGATATGATTAATTCAAATTATCAAGTCGCTATACAAATTGATCGTGATAAACTTTATAGTTTATTATTAAAGAAAAAAATTAAATCTTCTTATGAACCATGTATTAGAGCATGTGTAATTATTAAACATGTTCCTATTAATGATAATAATGAACAAAAAGAAGTAAGTGTTTTCGCATTTCAAAAAGGTAATATAATTATTACTGGTGCTAGATCTAAAAGTCATATTATTTCGGCTTATTCATATATGAATGAAATACTTTTAACTCATAAAGATGAAATTATTAAAAAAGATGAAAAAGAAGAAGAAGAAATTATTATGAATATATATGAAGGTATATTAAAAGATATTAATATTGGATTAATAAAAATATAATTCTAATAATCTTCACCATTTGAAAATACTATCTTTTTATCATTATCAATATATAATGTATGTTCATACTGGGCTGTATATGCACCCTTATTTACACATAAAGGTGGATAACTATGTAAATAATTATGAGTTGTTAAAATATTTAGATTTGTTTTATAATTACTAAAATTAAATGTTTCAACATATCTATCTGTAAAGGGTAAAGTACTAAATGATTTATTTATTTGATTTAGTAATTTTTTTGTTGAATTTAATTTTAATTCATTTATATTATGTATATTATTTGGATTTATTCGGTATAAATTTGAATCATTTGATTCAACTACAGTATTATTACCTGTTGAACCAAAAGTCTCTACAGCATATACACCTTCTTTAAAACGATAATTTGATGGTAAAGTATTTTTAAGATTCACAATTGGCAAAAACATTCCACCATGAATTATTCCTTTCTTAATATTATGTCCTCCTAAATTACGAATTGATCTAATTGGATATAATTTTCCATCTAATATTATTTCATATGATTCCATTACTTCTTGAATTTCTTTACCCCAATCTACTATATTCACATCCATCCCTATATTTTTGATTCCTGTTTTAGTTGCTTCTTTTACTGCATTTATTAAAGGATCATATTTTGGAGTAAAAGAAATTGTAAATGCTGAATCTATTATCCATCCATTTACTTCTGTTCCAAAATCTATTTTAATTATATCATCTTTTTTAAGTATTGATCTATCATTTGAATTGGGATGCCAATGTGCTGTACATTCATTTATGGATAATCCAACAGGAAATCCAATACCTTTATTAATTGATTTAGATTCATTACTTAGTTCTTGTGTTTTTAGTTCAATTATTTCGGCAATTTCTTTTAGTTTTATTCCTGGTTTAATACAAGGTTGTAAAGTTCTTCTCACTTCTTTATGAATTGCCGCAGCATACTCTAAAGACTTTATTATATTTAAATCATCTGGATATTCATTTGGAATATTGATATGATTGAAAATTGGTTCTACACCTCTTATTTCTAGATCAATATTAATGTACTCTCCTAAAGTTCTATACATTTTTTTGATGATATATATCATTAACTAGAGGATTATTATTTAGAGTATTTATAAAATATGGATTAATATAATATGAGGATGTCTCAATAACTGGTTTGCTTATTGAATATATATTTTGAATTGTATCTTTACTTATAGTAGGCATAACACTCATATCTAATGGTTTACAAGGATGAGATACATAACTATATAATTCACGTCTATCATTCATTCTAACATTATCTTTATCAATGTATGGACCATATACATCTCCTTTACCATTAGGATTTCTATTATAAGTTAATTGTTCACGTCTTTCATCTATTTCCATATTATTTATAGCATCATGAGATATTTGTCCATCTACTCCACCATGTAAACCACCTGTATAATCATGTAACATGGTTGTTTGTTTTAATGTAGTTCTTGCTATATCTTCATTATCTTTAACATAATTTCCCATATTTAAATTATTTAATCTACCCATTGGAGTTGAAGATAAAGTGGTTTCTTTAATTGTTGGTCTTGCTTTATTTTCTTTATTTATTACATAACCAGTTTCTACAGTCTTTGGATTAACATGTCCTACATATTGGTTATGTTCAGTTGTTTGTCGTAGTGTTGATTTAGCATTATATTGTTTATCTATTATATAATTAGATGTTAATTGAGATGGATTACCTGTAGGACGATTAGATATTAATGTAGATTGTTTAATTGTTGGTTTAGCATGATCTTGTAAACTAGTATATATATCTGTAACTAAACTTTTAATATTAATTTCAGGTGTCATAAATAATGTATCTTGTTTAATGGTATTTTTAGCAATATCAGTTAATTCAACATATCCACTATTTTCTTTTGGTGCAACATTAATTGCCATATTATGACTAGTTGAAGATCTTAATGTCATTTTAGCAAGATCTTTATTATAAATTGGTACTGATTTTTCTTCTCCTCTAGTATTAATTACAATATTATG